CGGGACAACTAGTTTGTCCCGGTTTCGCGGAGCAAGGCTGCCAACCTTGCTCTGCGATGGGTATTCCAGTCACGCTGAACTAGCGATTTAGCGTGTACTAGTAACCTATCCACCATCTCCGGATGAGTCACTCCCTTGAGAAGTCTTTGGCAAGTCTTCAATGATAGGTAGCGATTCGCCCGAGGACGACCAAGAATCCGTTCTAGTCGTTTTCGAAATTCGGAGTTCCGAACGTCTTTCCGACGAGCCCGAGAGATCATGTGTAATGCATGTCTCTTGTTCTTGGAGGATAGTTTGGAATGCAAGCGGACCTCCGCTGCTAATTGTGTCAACGTCTTCTGGCTCTTCCTATTCAGTTGGGACAGTCGACGAAAATCTTTAGCAGTGGGTACGTATGGTTTCTCTGGCTTTTGACCACTTCGTGCTCTCTCTAGCCTTAGAGCTGTGTTGTAGGCTATGGTGAAGTCTTGGATGGAAACTTCGCCATCCATAGCACCCTCTAGCCTAAACACCTCGGAAATGGACTTTGGAAGCGGCTTTGCTACACGTTTACGATGTTGGTCTTTGACAAGACCAATTAATCCACGAATGTGTAGGCCACCCCTTCCATTTCCTCCATTTCTAACCATACCAGGTCCAGTGCCGCGTGGTAGAAGTGCTTGGCGCACTTCTTCCCTCATGTCTAGTACTGACGAGTACTCCAGACTGTCGAGGGTAGCGTAACGGTTCGTAGAACGACCTGATAAGAGTTTCGAGGCGGTCATTGCTCCGATGTGTCCTAAATCTTGTGACACAGCGAAGCGCCCCTTCACTCTCATCATTCTTTCGCAGAAGACTCCAGATTTACCATAGAAAGACTTAGTTAAATTGACAACTAAACCGAGTCTCTCTAAGGTATCCGTGTACTTGTCCGCTAGCTTCTTTGGCCAGAAGCCTATGAGGTCATCTCCACAAATCTGGTAGGTCTCTTTACGAGCCCCAGCATACCACGCAGCAAAACCGTTGAGGAGGCTCAATACGGTCCAAGAAGGTCCAAGACCCATGTGAATACCATTGCAGGTTTTCTCTGGGCCAACCATCTTGGGTCCGAAGAGCCGTGTTACGAGCGGCACATCCTCTGGTCGCTTAAGCAGTTCACACAGTTTCGTCGCCGTGTGTACTGCCAGACCATGTGGTATGTAGTCAGTTGCAGCAGAGAGGTCAGCAGAGAATAACTTGGATCCATTTTCTCTCTGTGCTTCTAATACAACTTGTCGCCCTATTAACATGTCTCTAGTAGTGATACATCTCCGAAGGCCAGCCAGCCATCGTGCAGTAATGTTTCTCGCTACTTGGACTTCCTCAGCGGGGTGTAACGTAACCACTCGAACCTTTCCACCCATTTCTGCTAATGGGTGTGGTTTAAGTGGTAGTACCGAGGGTCCATCAAGGTATTGTTCACGTGTTTCTTCGTATGTAGGCAGTCGGGGGTTTTCATCCAAGTCCTCCAAGAGGTCGTAAGAGTCGAATACTTTTGCGACGTCCTGGGGGGTGAATTCCGCTCCCGCTGCTTTTGCATAACTATTTGAAGAATCAAACGTATCACGTTCGAATACATTCTTGAAGGCCCACTCGGTAAGGTAGTTGATTCTGTTATCGTACAGTGCTGCGGCAGCGCCTCCCTTGTTACGGGGGGAGTTGATTGTCGCATTGGCACCAGGTAACACATCAATATCCGTTACACCAGCGGTTTTAAAGGGCAATTGTTCTAGGTACCTGTCCAACTCTTTGAGTAGTCGGGGATCAAACTCTCGCTCTTTAAACCATCTTTTCTTGCATTCCTCTACAGCATGTGTTTGTTGTTCGTCTGTTACTGGCCAGTCAACCGCACGACTGAGGGTTGATGCTAAGAATCGCTTCTTAGCCTCTCTATCATGAAGTCTTGTACTGGTCAGTGCTGACTTACGCCAATCAAAGGTCGTCTCCTTGAGGAACCTAGGTCCCTCCTGGATACAGCGCATGAGCCAGCTTATATACCGATTTCGCTTTTTGAGTCCTCGGACGCTCCATACGGTGGGGTTACCGTGACGGAGGATCCAAGAAGCACGAAAGGATTTATAAGCCTTCTTTATTGCCTGTAAACGTCCTTTAAACACTTTGCTGCGTTTGGAAATTCCTGCAGTCGACACGAGTCGATTGAACCTGCAGGCCTGGGCATATCCGCGTTTCTTGTGAGACGTAGATACCATAAGCTTCTTAAGCTTCCTCATTGATGAAGGAATGAGTGACTTAGGACTTTTATGGTGCCCAGGGGGGACTCGACGATCTACAAGGGCAGAGCCCTTGTGGAATCGCCGAGTATGGTGTGTTTCATTTGAAGCCGCCATACCCCGG